TTAATAAACTAATGCATCTTCTATATACGGATTGAAGTCCCTTCCTAATTGATCTTTTACATTTGTTCTTTCCAATTCGATTTCTAATCCTTCCAGGTCTATACCTTTTTCTTTTGCAAGTTCTTTAACCTGATCTTCGTCTTTAGCAACTGCGTGATAAAGGATAGTTTCATAATGATTTTCATCAAAAATATTATATGCGTTCATAATTTTATATTTTAAATTTTACAATATATATAGTAATACTTATCTCTCATTTATCTTATCCCATATAGCTTTTTCAACTTCGTTATATATATCCTGATCGGTATCTTCAACCCAGTTAGACCAGTTCATAGACCACCATTCATAGATATTGTCAGAAGTTATTTCATTAAGTTCATCACTATAAAGGTTAACAAAAAATTCAGCAATCTGATTTAAGTTTTCTATTTTCATAATTGTTCTTTTTTAATGTTTGACTTATTACTTATTGTTTGACAATGCAAATATACTGCAAATACTTTTATTTGCAAAATAATTGCAAATATTTTTGTTTGCATGATGTATGCTTTATAACATACAACAAAAAAATCCCCAGCTTCACAGCCAGGGACAACCTTAGTTTATATAATTGTGTAAAATAAAATCTGTTCTCTTACCAGCTAAATAAATTATAGTTTACAGTTACAGCTACAACTGGGGACAATCCACTTTTGCTTATGCCATAGCCAGCGGACAACCCTAGCCCCCACCGTTTTTGCTTCTCACGTACAATCCTATCCTGATACACATATTCAGTTATTGTCTTTTGATATATTCTCAATTCATCCAATCTCGGATTAACACCACTTACCTTTGCATAGTAGTTGCTATCCTGGTATTCCTTGTACTCACGCAGATGTACACAAGTGTCGCTTGCATGAATAGTATCAGAATTATCAATCCAGGCAACATAAGGTTGTGGAGACAGAATATACTGAGTATCGACATCTACCTTCGTAACTACATGAACAGATGTAACGGTATCAGCCTTTCCGGTATTGCATTTAGTTAGTGAACGGCTGCACCAACCTAAGCCGAATGCCAGTGCAGTTATCAATATGTAGAGAAGCCATTTCATGCTGCAAGTAAATCTTTGTATTCCTCCTTAGCATCAAAACAAGGACACATCTTAGTCCATTCCTCCGGTTCTACTACCCCATCACCGTTAAGGTCCGGCGAAGTGTCCCGGTGTCCGAGGATTTCCTTAATCGGATATTCCTTAACCAGCTTTGCTATCAACTCACGCAACGCCTTCTTCTGTTCAGGTGTACGGGTGTCCTTTGCCTTACCGTGCACATCCAGCCCACCAACATAGCAGATACCGATACTGTGCTTATTGTACGATACTCCGGAAAATCCCTTAGAATTACAGTGAGCACCGTCTATAGTCAGGCTTCTACCAACCTCTACCGTACCATCCAATCTTACCACATAATTATACCCGATACATTGGAAACCACGAGCCACGTGCATCTGATTAATCTCTTTCTTGCCAATGTCCTGCCCTGCCTTAGTCGCAGAGTTGTGAACTACGATTGCATCTATCTTATTCAT